ACTGTTATCAGAGGACTCGAGTGTCAAGTACCTTATTGTTGGACGAGAAAGAGCTCCAACAACAGGACAGAGACATCTACAAGGCTATATCAGCTTCGTTGCACGAAAGCGATTCACCACTGTGCAAGGACTGTTGCCGCAGAGTCATATCGAACGTGCAAAAGGAACTCCACAACAAAACCGCGCCTATTGCTCTAAGGATGGGGACTTTGACGAGTATGGTACTCTACCATCTGACTCGCAAGGAAAACGTAATGATTGGGAGGAGCTTCGTGACTGGCTCAAAGAGCGAGATGAGCGACCAACAGAGTCTGAGCTCATCGACTTCGTCCCTCATCTCTGGGGAAGATACCGACGCGGCGTCTGCGCTATGGCAGATGTCATATTCCCCCCTCCCACCTTACGTGACGGCCCCCTACGCGGGTGGCAAGAAGATCTGTATGCCCATCTCAGGGAAGCACCTGACGACAGATCTATACGATTTTACGTTGACCCCGAAGGCGGACACGGTAAGTCCTGGCTTTGCCAGTACCTCCTCACACGATTGGACGGAGTGCAAGTGTTGGGACCCGGAAAGCGAGATGATTTAGCTCACGTTATTGACGTCAGAACCAGAGTGTTTCTGATTAACGTTCCACGTGGTAACATGGAGTTTCTTAACTATGGTTTACTGGAAAGCCTCAAAGACAGGATGGTGTTTTCGCCGAAATATGAATCGTGTATGAAGATTTTATTACATATGCCACATGTTATTGTATTTACAAATGAAGACCCGGATATGGAAAAAATGACTGCAGATAGATACGATATCCACAATCTATAAAAAACCACACCCCCTTCACTCTATCTATATATGGAGCGAGCATTAGGGCGAAGCCCGGCGAGCGACGCACAAACCACAACTAATTCTTCGGCTCTTTCCAATACGAAATGTACCGTTTACTCATTGAGTATGAATTTGCTGCTGGCAATGTTCCCGTCGATGCTCCGAATGCTGCTGCCCAATGAACCACATACACTCTTCCACTCTCTGCACTCTGCTCGTCTTTTGACCAACGGAGTTGTCTCTTAAGAGAGACATAACGGTCGATATTCAAAAAATTATTTGAATTCTCATTTGTGTACAACGTCGCGCCGGGCGATGGTCCGAGCCTGTAGCGCTTGTGGAGTAGCACAACATATTTGTCCGTGTTTATGGGCAAACAATGGAACTCGTTTGAGGTTAGGGCTGTACCGAAGTCAATTGCCCTATCGTCTGTACTTCCTCGGAAGAAATCGGGAGTCACTGGTGTTGCTGTGGCTCCCTTGGGAGCAATGACTGCTAAGTTGAAATACAGAGGGTCATCTCGGATGTTACGTAGTTCAATACATATCTTGAATCCTCGCATGTTCACCATTTGGCGCTCGCGCTGATTGATGCTATTGCCCTCTGGGATATTAGTCATCTCTGTACTATAGAGGGTTCGCGTGTCTTCTAGCTGTGACGCAGTATTCGAGATTACTCGTCTCTTGGTTGTCCCCTCCCCAACCCTGAACCCTATCTGTTTTCTACTAAACCTGGTTTTCCGTCGTTTGATTGGTCGGGGGGACCGGCGTGACATATATCCAAGACTGAACCCGCGCTTGCGCCTACCGCGCAGATAGTTTCGCGCGGCCATAGTTATTCTACGCGCGGCGTACCGTCCTGCTGCCGCTCGGAGTTGCAATCCCAGGTTTTGGCCGAGAGCGTACCCGGCGCCGTAATAGGGGAGCAACGCAGTTGACATCTTTTTATGTGGAAGTAGAGAGGCCTATTATTACCCTCTCTACTTCCTCCTCACTCACCTATATCATGGCACCACAAGGTTTCGCATGGTGCTTCACCGCACAAGTCAATGATGCAAACATCGATGAAATATTGTTGCATCTGCAACTGTTATCAGAGGACTCGAGTGTCAAGTACCTTATTGTTGGACGAGAAAGAGCTCCAACAACAGGACAGAGACATCTACAAGGCTATATCAGCTTCGT